GAGTTGCTTGGTTGACTTATCAGTGAACTTAGTTTTTGCGCTGATAAGGTTCGGAGCTTGCAAAAATACGACCATAACTTCTTCATGACAATCCTTCATTGGACATTGTGGTTTACGGGCTTCAAAGTATCCATGTTTAGGACACTTGTAATCATTCGTTACTGCCATTGTTATTTCCCCTTCAGTTGCTCGTCAAGTGTTAAATCTGAATAATCATGTCTTGGCTTAATACCAAGGTTAATCTTAATCTCACCGTTAACCAATGTCAATTTAGTAGATTTATGCAATACAGGCTTTGCTTCTTTGCGGTATTGGACAAATAAACTGCGATCACGGTTCTGCATGATGGCTACTTCGCCACCAATCCACTCCTGATACGCTTTAGATACCCGTCTTTGCACATATTCGGTCAATGGTTCGGTTTCATTTAAGAAAACATCCCGTATATGGGCTACAGACAGACCGGCTAACTCAGCAAACAGTGGAATAGAGATACCACGCTCTTTATCTTGTAAAAAGCGCTTAATAATCCGTCTTAGCTCAGATCTACTGTGGATTACCGTTGGAATCGCCATAAACGCCTATTCTTTTCAAATAATCACTGACATTACGCCCTACAGTAAGCTGTTCAGGAGTGAAATCATCCTGTACACGGGATACTCGCTTAGTTAGCTTTTGGGCTATTAGCCTTGGTTGCACTTGTTCAGCATAAGCAGCGCAAGCTAGGGCAGTAGCAATCACCCGATCATCCTTGTTGCGCCCTGATGCTTCAATAGAACTGCCATCACGGATAGTGGTTTTCATCTCCTCGATGGTGTCCATATCCCAGATGTCTAGCATCCCACGCTCAAAATAATCCTTCATGTAGGTCAACATACGCTCTTTAGTCGCTGCCGTTGTCATCCATCCAATGGAATTAGACAATCCGCCAATGGTGTCGTTCCTACGCCAGATATAGTTTTGCATATTGCCGTACACATCCATAAGGTCTTTGCCCAACGCTGTACCCATTGCAGCAGCTTGGCGTTTCAAATTACGCAATTCATTGATGACAGCTTGCCCTGGACCATTGATTTCAAGGTTCAAAGTAGAGTTTTTATAAGCACCAGCTAAGTGAGCAATCACCCAAGCAAACTGGTAAGTGTTTAATTCTGAGGTAGCAAACGATGCTACTTGCTCCAATCCGTCAGCATAGACACGAAGGACTTGAATACAGAATCGGTCTGCCCAATCGCTAGATCCGTAAGCAGGATCAGCACCGATAACATAGTAAGCAGTATCCACAGGTTCTTCCCAAACCTTGAGCGTGGCAAGGCGCTCGGTGGATTTGAGGACTTCCGTATCGTGAAAGTTAACTCCAAAAGAATATCTATAGGATTGGTAAGGAACTTTCTTGAGTTTTTTAACGGCATCCGTACACCTCGCATTAGAGAAGAAAGAAGTACCTGTCATCACAAAGGCGTAGTCCTCGGTAGGAGGAAACTCCTGATACATGAGGGAATCATCTTTAATGCCCTCAAGCATCTTCCAACGCCACCACGCTATCTGGCGAGAATTGATCTCTACGCCATACAGCTTTTTAATATCACGCACCCACTCTTTTTCTTCACCAGTGAGTTTGCCATCCCAATAGACTTTGTAGGTTTGTCCTTCAGGATCAAGGGAATACAGCTCGTTACGCCACCAGCCACAAAAGATAGCACGCTGAGTTCTAGCACGCTTGGCAGTGGTGTACATATCGTGAAACATATTGAACCCCCGTGCCGTACTCTCAAAAGTGTATAGACGGTCAGGGTTGGTTTCAGCCAAGGAAGCCAAGAGAGAAGCTAGTCCTTCTTCATCTCCCCATGAACTGGTTTCCGTTCCATGTAGGTATGTAATAGCCTTACCACGACCAAGACTTCCTTTCGCTCTAAGCCCAGCGACTTGATAAAAGATACGGCTGCGGTTCTTGAGGGAAAGCTGATTTCGGTTGTGAGCAAGGATCGGGATCTTAAACTCTTTGGGCAAACCATCCATATACATGGCAAGGGTTGTTCGGAACATATCCCGATTTTCTTCCGTATCTGTTGTGAGTGTGCCTTGAAGCCCTGGGTGCATGAAGTGCCAATAGAGGTCAAGTGCGAGGGAGATTGTTGTGATTCCAAGTTGCCTTCCTTTCAGGATTACAAAGAAATGGCAATCTTCTTGCAATCCCTTTGTGATTTCTTGCATGACATAGGTTTGAGTACCTAAGAGGTTGTCCATCTTCCGTAAGCCTTGCTCTTTGGTTTCAATCTTGAGCTGCTTACAAAAGTAGTAAAAATGTTGAAGATTAAATTTACTCATGGGTTACCCAAGGTAATTTGTTGTCGTATTTTCGCAACATCGTATAGTTGCCTTTTTCAAAAAATCCACGATCAACAGAATATTCGTTACCACCTAGTCGAAAGCAAAAGGTACGCTCCCCTGACCAAGTGAACTTTGGAAATACTTGTTTTGCAGTGGCATAAAACTTACGATCTCCACCCCACCCTGGCTGTGCTAAGACACTAGCAATCATTTTGAGGTTCTCAGTTTTCATACCCCACATACACCAATCTACAAAGCGGTGACCTTGGGCTTGCCAACAGTCGTGTAGCTCTCCTAGGGCTTCGCAGTCATCATCAAAAAGATAAGCGCCATCCTTGTCATAAACGGATCTTAGGCAGTATGCCCAATCGTAGCCTTCATCAATCTTAGACATGATGGATTGCACATGATTTGGCTTGTACCAATCATCGTCATTGCAAAAGAAAGTGACATCCTCGTTCACTAGGAGTGCGGAAGCTGCGTACAGTCTGCGACCTTCTACATCCTTGCCACCGACAAAATTATCCCAATAGCAGATTCTTAATTCTGGGTATAGCCTTCTTAGCTCTGCGTACTGATTAAAACCTTCATCGCAAACAATGTAATGCACTACTGGGTAAGTCTGTGCTTTCACGCTGGCAATGCAGTTAGATAACTCCCAAGGGCGCTTTCCGTTGGTCACGGTCACTACGGCTGCGGTTTTCAATTGTGTTTACCTAGTTTTTTGATTTCAAAATTAGGAATATCCCAATACGCCACCTTAAGCCTAGCACTGTGATTCTTGGCTAGGTCAATCAAGGCTTTGTAGGTCATCTCACTAAATCGTTCTTTCCATTCACTGGCAAGAGCAATCTTTTGCTTTTTAGTCCTGCAAGAGAGCGCTCTCATCATCTCGGTTTTGTACATCAACCTTTCTTGAGTTAAACGCTCAATGTCTTGCATCGCCATCCTCTGGTCCATCTAACAAGGACTTGAGGTAAGCAATCTCGCTTTCGGCTTGCATTAACAACTCTGATGACTTGGCATGAACTCGCATCAGCTCATGAAAAATTTGATCCTTTTCCATAGCCCAAATCCGTTGCATATACATCTTCTTGGCTTGGTCATCGGCTTTCTCAATGTACTGAGCTACCGACATTACATTATTGCCATTCATTCCGTTCTCCATACTCGTACCCCTTCCCCGTCTTTTCTAGCAATAAATTTACGACCTAATTGTTTGCCTGTTCTGTAGTTTGCGTTACAGACAATTTGTAGCTTCCCCGTTGGCACAAAGAATGATTCTCCGACTTCCATCACCTTATATGGGTACACATTGCGCTTTTTCTCAGGGGGTATCGGAATATTTTTATCAATTTCAATACTCATGCTATTCTCCTTATATCTTCCATCATCATACACTATCATGATACACACATACAACGAATATCATCTAGGCGATAACCTTATTCATCTCAATTACTTGCGTAAGGTCTGTGAACAAGAACCCCAACTAGACTTCACCCACTACTGTCACCCCCAGTATCACAGCCAACTACAACCCCTTTGTGAAGATGTTTCTATAGGGCTTGCAGATCTGTCGATCCCACCCGATAGTGTTAACGCTTGGATAGGGAGGGAAAACTATTTTCATAACCATCCTGACCGTGATGATTGGGTGAAATTTCACCTAGCTTGGTTTGATAAGCTATCCGACCTGTTGGAGCTTTCCTCGCCTATAGCTTGTAGGGAAGATTTACTCTTTGAGTACCCCGCCTTAAAAGCAAGGGAGTACCCCCATTTTGACTGGCTGATAGTAAACAGCCCTCCCCAATCTGGGCAGCTTCCCACCTACAACCAGGCGTGGTTTATAGACAAGGCTAAAGAACTTGCAAATCAGGGCTTAAAAGTCATTACAACCTACCCTACAGGGGTGTGTGAGAGTACTTTAGAGCGCAAAATGACGGTCACCGACATCGGAAATCTGTCACTTTATGTGGACAACATCTTAGGTGTGGATACTGGTCCAATGTGGACTACGCACAACATTTATAACCAAGACAGCGTTTTAACACGCTGTATCTACACCACCGCAGCTAAACCTTACCTATCGAAGAACACGACAGTCCTAGAAAAACTGTAATTTTTTTTGGGGGAAGATGCGAATGGGGTACGCACCCAACCGAACCCAAACCCATTCACTTGGTCTGTTCTTGCATAGATCTATCTTGATCTAGTCTAGAGCGCCAATTTAAGTCTATAGATATATGTTTAGGGTAGATTTAACGGTTATGACAGTGCTATACCCTTTTCTGTTTTCTCAAGAGCGAGAAAAGAGCAAACCCCTAAGCCATTCTTTTCTCATACTCTCTTATCTATACATATATCTACTAAGTACCTATAAGATCTATAGA